CTTAACCATTATCTTTTCTTGTTTTTCTTTTTTGCTTTTTTAGCTTTCATAGGTTTTGACCTCATCGGTCTCATTCTACTAGAACCATATCCGACACCTCTTGGCATATTATCTCCCTTTTTTTTGTTTTTTTAAAATTGCCATCTGTAACGCTTTAGGCAACTTTTTCTGTTTTTTGGTTAGACCAACTGTTTTTTTTTTCTTTTTAATCATAACTTAATGCAACACATAATTGTGAGCCGCTACAACCACTGCAACAGCTATTACGATTTGCACCCAAGATTTTAATTCTGTGAATGCGTGCCACCATTTAGTAACTTGTTGTTCAATTTTCTTTTTGACCATAAATTACTCCTTTCCTTTGTCGGTGTTTATTTTCTTGAGTTTTTCAAACGATCTTATACCTGACATACCCAAGAGTGCCATAACTAAAGGCATAAGTGTTCCCATGTCCATCTGAGGTATGTTTTGAACCTCATAATGGAATAAGCCGCAAATAAATAAAATAAATTTTGATAATACATATTCCCAAAATATTGCTAAAGCACATGACATACCAATCAAAGGTCGCCATGCTCTTTGAAGAAAACCACTAATACCACCAGCTTTACTTGAGGCATCAGCTAAATTAATAGACATTTGTTTTTCTTTTAGTTTTGCCTCTATTTCAGCAAATCTATTTTTTAACTGTAGTTTTTCTTCTTCACTCGTATGTAAATCATCAATAACATTTGCTACTGCTTTTACAGTACCACCACTTAATAATTTTCCTAAAACCATTATTATCTCCTAGACATCGGCAGTTATAGATTTTTGCATTTTAGCAATTATCCTATTTGCTCTATTAGTGGTCTGATTATACCAACGTGAGTCTTTCATTTCTACCATCGCACCCGCATAGTCTTTGTTTTTTAGACATTCTTTAAATTTTACAAATTTTTGTAAACGAGGTAAACCAAGTTGAAATACCATGTGCGTTACGCATTCTTTTGCATTATCGTCTATATCCATACCCTCGCTAAATGTTTCCATATCTTTTAAAGCAATATTAAAATCTTTCATAAAAAGTTCTACTGCTTTTTCTTTAGTTATTGGTTTCATTAATTCTTCTTTTTCATTATCTCTAATTAAGTGACCAGCACCTATTGTCCAATAACCAAGATGATCTTTATAAGGCTCTAAAATTACTCCACCCTCTTCTTTGATTATATCGTCTCTTAAAGTTTCTATATCCATCATTCCACCATTCTAAGCACCCAAGAAATAAACTGAGTTGCTACCATAAAACCAATAGTCCATAGTACATAATTTAATTTTCTGACCTCACGCTGTAAGTGCCAAATATGATTTTTTTCTAGTAACTCAATTTTATTGTAAATATTTACAATATGCTCTTTTGTTGTTTTAGGTACTATTTTTGTCATATTTATTTATACCTTATGTAGTTGGTGCTTGCAATCCTTTGCATTCAAACTTTATTACTACTTTTTCTCGTTCAATAAAATCTTTTTCAAAATCTTCCATTTGTTCTAAATCTTTAAAAGTGTTATGTGATATTCTATAACCACTTAATACACAATCTTTATGGGTTTCAAAGGTGTGCATTGTTATATTGTTAGATGGACATTCCCCTGTGCTTAATTGGCAAATATATAAAATTAAAACATATTTCATTAATATTTATTCCAATAATATTGATAACAATTTTTGTATTTTGTTTTATCACAATCCGCTGGTATTAGAGATATTGAACAACCATTTAAAAAAACTAAAAATATCAAATATTTCATTTCATTTTGTTTAGTGGATTTTCTAAAGCAATTCTAATTTGTTTTTGTATTTTTTCTTCTAAATCAGTCATTTCTTGTTTTAATTCACTAATCGTTTCTTTTAAATCTTTTGCGTTTTCTCTACTATCTTCTTTTACTCTTTGCTCTACATCTTCTACGATAGTTTCAATTCTTCGTACATCTGCTTTTAGGTCGTTTTTTAGTTCTTTTGCAACATCAGCTACCAAAGACACCTCCTCTAATATTATTGCTATTTCTGATTGCAACATATCAACCTCAGTATTTACAACCTCTAGTTTTTTATCAAAACCAGATAAATCAGGGCTAACAAAAGAATTAATTTTTGCCTCCATATCAAGATACCTTTGGTATGCCTCAAACCCACCCCATAAAACACCAATAAATGAACTTAAAATAGTGATTATGAGAAAAACCCTACCGCCCTTAAATTTAATACCACCTATATCTATTTCTGTTTGTTGTTTAGCCACGCCCTTGCCCTTTGTATGCTTTGAATGATCGCCTTTTGTGTTTATTCATTTTTTGTTTACTAGGATTACGACCAATACTTGTTTTATGATGTACTGGCTCATGTGCCTCAAAGTTTTTAAATTTTTTTGCCATTATTTATACTGACTATCTATTATTTCATTCATTAACCCATCACTCCCAATAAATAAAAAGTATCCAGCCATATCATTATCAGAAATGATGGCATCTGGCAAAGTGAAGTCTGTAAAAAATTCTGCCCTATCATTTAATTGTTGTTGACTCTCAAAAAATGTTCTAGTGTTTCCTAACACTTGCATAACAACTAAAGTTTTTATCTGACTAGACTCATCATATCTTTTTTTATCATCAATTTTTTTCAAAACTTTCTTAGCGGCTTTTTCTTTAGATGAAGATTTTTTCTGAACTACTTTGGTTTTTGCGTCTTTTTTTGTCTTTTCTTGTTGCTGTTCTTGCTTTTCTTCTGACTTTTGTTCAGATTCTGTGGATTTCGATTCGTTGGTTTCCTCGTTTAATTTTTCGTTTGTTTCTTCGATTGATTCCTCTTTCGGTTCTTCGTTGGTGTTTGAGGCATCGTTCTCGACTTGGTTATTTTCTGTTTGGTCTGGTTCTTGTGTTGATTCTGTGGTTGTTTCTGTATTCTCTTCTGCACCCACATCTATATCAATCTCTATTTCAGTTTCTAATTCCATTTCTAACTCCATTTGAACTTCAGCCTCAACCTCAATAACATTTACTTCAACATTAGTATCTGACATATCAATACTTGCTACTTGGATTTCTTCTATTTCTATTTCTGCTATTTCAATCTCAACTGATTCGTAAGTTATTTCTTCAATCTCAATAGGCTCAAACTCTAATCCAACATCTGTTTCTATTGGTGTGTTAGCCTCAAATATATCCTCAACAACATCAAGCACCTCTTCGGGTGCATCAGTATTTAGTGCAACAAACATTTCAACACTTGTAATAGTTTGCTCAACGATCGTATTTACAACATTATACAAAACATTTACTTTTACATCGTCAAACATTACGCCAACAGCCATATTTATATCTCTTCCTCCAACCTCAACTATGACCGAAGTAAGGCTACCAGTAAAATCAAAACCACCAGAATATTGACCATATTGGCTGTTTGTGCCACTAGCACTCAAAATATCTGTTCCACTAAATACATCTGTTTTTCCGTTTCTTCCTGTTATGTGCATGTAGATTGAATCTTGTGGGTCAGGTTTGAAAACTTTTATTTCGTAGTTGGTTCTTCCTCCATGTGTAAAATTAAGGTCTGATATATTAACTGTATTAATAAAAGTTGTTCCCATATTAGGAACACCCATAGTAGAGGTTGAATTTCCACTACCAGTTATCATCGCACATTTGTCAGTGCCTAATTGTCCGCAAGTAGAACCTGACGGCATAGATGCTGAACCCTGACCTCCCCAGTCAATATCCATATCTCCCTCTTTTGAAGAAACTACATAATTGTTATTACCATCTAAAATATCTCCAGAGTCTTCATTTGTTACTGTGGTTGTAGTAGTTGTAGTAGTTGTTTCTGTGGTAGTTAGTATGCCATCAGCTTGAAACTCAATAGTCTCAATACTAGACTCTTCTATAATCTGTTCAATCGTAGGTGTGCAAAGTCCAAGTGTATCGGTATCACAATCTACAGCTTTACTATAAGAGGGGTAGAAGCATAAAAGTAGCCAAAGTAAAAAACACCCTCCAACCATTCGGTTTACCATCTTTTTCTCTTTCTTCTTTAATTTTAAGTTTTTCTGCCTCT